TGAGATAATGGTAACAACTCAAGAAATTATAGAGAGATCTCTATATGCTTCATTGATGCAGGTAGCTTTACAGCTTAGGAAAACTATAAACCCTGAGCTGTATCTACCTGTAACAGTTGAAAATCAGAAAAGGTATCAAGCTGCAATGGATGCTATTGGAGATGAATTTATCTACATCTTTGGAGTCGGTAATAATCAAGTACGAGGTCCAAAGATTGTACCAAGAATTACGATTGACCTAAATGCCTACTACCCAGGAAATATAGGTGTAGAAGCATTTATGGTTGGTGATGAGATGGAGAACAACGAATATCGTCAGTATACATATCCATTTGAAACTAAGAATGTTCAATTTGATATTCATCTGGTAGCAAATAGGATGGAAGACTTACGATTACTCCATAGTATTATGTATACTGCTTTACCTGTAAGAGGTTATATAAAACCTTTCTTAGAGGCAAGTTTGCAAGAGTATCTAGCAAACAAAGGACTTGCAAAGACTGGTAACTTGTATATAGAAATTTCTAATTACTATGATCACAATGATCAGGAACATGGTTTGTTAGAAAAGGTTTATTCTTATACGGTTATCGATAGTTATGTTGAGGAGAAATTCCCAGAAGGTGCTACCTTTGCTCCAATTATTGATATCAGGGCCCTCATTCAACTTAAGGGTCCAGATGGTATACCTGCTAATGATAAGGTATCTTTACATATTGCTGGTTCTTAACAATACTCAATGGGATTTTATATAAATAAGGTTTTTCATTATTAATCTTTAAACAGACGCGAATATGCCAAATTCACCTAAAGTTAGTTTCAATTTAGTTAACAATAACGTTGAAGCTACAAAGCCCCTCAATGGGGTTTCATGCATGTTGGCCCGTACCACTAGTGGACCAGTGGGACTTGGTGATGAGCTAATTAACTCGATTACTAAATTCCGTAATATCTACGGGTCTGAAATTGTTCCCGATGGTAGCCCTTCGAACATTGAGAAGGCACTTAAGGGTGGTTCTAAACTTCGTATCATCCGAGTAGTCGGTACAGGGGCAACAGATCCTTATATAGCTACTACGGCAACCGGAGCTACGGCTGATACGATTTTCAATCTCTCTCTGGTAGGAGGTACAATCGGATCTACTGCTCAGGTAATCCAGTTTGCTTTCAAGGCAAAGAATAGCCCTGCAGAGTTCGTAGGTAAGAATCCTTTGGTTAAGTTCGAAGCCGATGCTAATGGTAATATCTTCGTAACTACTTACGAGGGTAACACCGTTTTCGAAAAGGCTTTGTTCATAAATATCAACAAAACTTCTACCACTGTAAATGATAACACAGTAACTTACCTGTCACTAGATTACAGTGCTCTCAACCAGTTCATTCAGGGTAACCGTTACTGGGATGTTTACTGGATGACTGCTGCTGCTTGCACAGTTCTCACAGGTTGGGGAGTTCCTACTTCTCTTACTAAGTGTGGAGACTTCACTATCAGCACTATTAAGGAGCATATCGATGGTATTAACATGGCTGCCGTTGGTCAGGGTAATGCTCTTACAGTAACTGTAAATCAGAAGGCTGCTGCTACTTCAGTTATGATGACAGTGGTTAGTGCATCTATTACTGTTGGTAGTGGTAGTCCTATGACTGCTTATGTAGTGGCTGGTAATCCTGGTTCTGTTCCTACGGCTGCTCAGTGGCAAGCTGCTGCAGATGCAGTTCGCGATCTCCAGGAGGTTTATGAGGTATCTTGTTCTCACATCAATCAGCATCTAACAACCCAATCAGATGAACTTCAGACTCATCGTTATCTGGCTCAGATTGCTGAGGAGACTGAGGAGTTCCAGTACTTTGTAGAAATCCCAGTTACAGATGGTATGACCAAGTCTGCTCTCCTTACTTTGGCTGGTACCTATCAGGGTACTATCGGTAAATCAAAGTGGATTTGCTATTATACTGCTGGTATCAAGTACTACAGTGAAAATGGCAATCTGGTTAATGCTAATGTAATGGGTACTGTACATGGCTTGGCAGATTCTTGTGCATCTAACTACGGACCTTACCGTTCATTTGCTGGATTGAATAGAGGAGTTATTGCTGATGGTAATGGTCCTGTGATCCAGAACTACGGTACTCCTTCACGTTACGATGATCTCAATGATCTGGCTAATGCTTGCCTGAATGTAATCGTTCTTAAGCAGACTCGTACTGCTGGCTTAGCAACTGTTCTTTGGCATTCGTTTACTTCTCAAGTTCGTCAAGATAGCTTCCGTTTTATCAATGCAGTTCGTTTAGCTCTGTATATCAAGAAGCAGATTCGTCCTATTCTTGAGTCTTACATTGAGGAGCCAAATATTTGGAACTCTTGGAAGCGTATATATCTGGAGGGCAAGCCCATTATGGACGGTCTGGTAACAGACGATGCTATCTCCGAGTACACTTGGGATGGTGACCAGGATGCTACATCTTGGGATGAGCTTACTGTTAACAACGAGGCTGAGGCCCGTAACGGTAAGTATAAGCTCAACATCAAGGTTAAGGATGTTGCTACTATGCAGGATATCCAGGTTAATCTGGTATACGAGCAGGCTTCTAACACAGTATCTGCTACAATTGCTAGCGTATAATAACCATTTAATATATAAAAGGTATGGCACAAGCAAAAGTAAAAAATCCCAGAAAGACTTTTCTCTTCTCAATCACTTTTGCCAAGCACCCAGTAAATAGCTACCTTGCTCAGAAGGTAACTCTCCCTGATATCGAAATCGAGGAGGTTACTCATGGAGATGTAAACAGGGACGTTAAAACTGCTGGTCGTGTAAAGATAGGCGATTTAATTGTAGAAAAGCTTCTTACAACTTCTGGCTCTGATACCTGGGCTCACGATTGGCTCATGGCTTGCCAGGATCACCTTGCTGGTGGAGGCCTTGTTCCTTCAGAATATTGGGAGACCATGACTGTAAACGAACTAGCCGAAGATGGTAAATCAGTACTTAATTCCTGGCTCCTCGATGAGGTATGGCCCAAGAAGATTGATGGTATTGAATTTGATCGTACCGCATCAGAGAACTCTATCGAGCATATCGAATTCTCGGTAGGTACTTGCGATAAGATTTAACAGAAACACTCTAGTTTAGGTGGATGGGCTGGTTCTGGGAGTGATCCTAGTTCTGGCCCATTTTTTGTTTTATTCACAACTTAAAGTTTAAACATTATGGAAATTCAATTAAGGAAAATGGCTTTCACGTTGCCCTCAGGATATTCCTGTGAAATTCGTGAACAAAACGGAGAGGATGAGGAAATACTTTCTAACCCTTCATCAATTAAAAACTTCATGAATATCAATGAGTTTATTGCAGGGATAGTAACTCATACCGATTTTACTGCTTCTGGCAAACTTCTAGTGTCCGATGTAATGAAACTTCCATTACTAGACAGAGCAGTAATTTTGATTAATTCTAGAATCTTCTCTCTTGGTGAGGAATTAGAGTTTAACTATAAGTGGCCAAGACCAGAAAATTCTAAAGATCAGGCTGAATTCACTTATACACAGGATCTTAAGGATTACTTGTTTGATGATTACAGCAAGCAACCTACAGAAGAGGAACTTGCATCTAAACCAGATGCAGTACCATATTACCTTGTACCAGAGGATAAGAACAATGAAGGTAAGGTTCAACTAAAGGACCTGACTTTCACACTAACTTCTGGTAAAGAGATTATGTGGGATGTTGCTACTGTTGAATCAGAACAGTACCTTATGAAGTTAGGTATGGAGAATATTTCTCGTAACAAAGACTTGCTTGCCCGTAACCTTAGACTTAAGGTAGAAGGTAACTGGGAAAAGGTACAGAACTTTAAATTCTTCTCTGTCAAGGATATGGCTGAGATGAGAAAAGAGATTTCTACTCTTGATCCTACATTTACTGGTACCACTGAAATAGAAGATCCACTAACCCATAGTAAGACTCAGGTATCAATTTTGGCTGTGCCAACTTTTTTCTACCTGACGGAGGCATAAGTAATGAGTATAAATTTGTTTTCATTACAAGGGCTGAGATAACCCTGGACTATCTCACTTACCTCAAACTTCCGTATAGGTCCAGGAAGGTATTCTATGAGTTAGCAGAAGAGTATCACAAGAAAATGAAAGAAATGAGTAATACAACAAAGAAGACATCATGATAGGTATGAACTCTGGTCAAGCTATGGTATCTGTAGGAGTTGCTATGGTTCTCCAAGACCAGTTTACCAATCAGGCCAACAATATTGGAAAGGCATACAGGAATATGATGGAGGAGATCTATCAGTCCTCTGGAGCTAATCGTGGTCTTACTGAACTGGTATGGTCAAGAGGAGCTGCAGGAGCTGCCTTATCTGCTATGGGTGGGCTGATAGACTCCTACCAATATTTTGCAGATGTTCAGAATGACTTATTCTGGGCAACTAAGATGACCAATGGTGGCTTAGAAGAACAACAGGCTTTGATGGGTAGAGTTAGAGAAGTTAACTTAGTTACTCCTCTTACTAACAAAGACCTTTCTTCTGCTGCTAGATTCATGGCTATGGCTGGTAATACCAATGAGGCCATTCAAAAAATGCTTGAACCAGTAGCTCAACTTTCTGGTGTATTCGGTATGCAAGCTGGTGGTAAAGGTGGAGTAGCTGATCTGTTTACTAACATCTCTATGATGTTCGGTAGAAACCTAGAGGATCAGAAGGAAGCTTATGCAGTAGCCAATGAACTCTATTCAGTCACTACTTCATCTAACACCAACCTTCAGGACTTGGCCCAGGCAATTACCTATTCAGGTTCTGAGATGCGAAGAGCTGGATATGGGCTTAGAGAAACTGCTGCTAGTATTGGTGCTATGGGTAACTATGGTATACAAGGTAGTGCAGCTGGTACTGCTCTGGCTAACATGATGCGTTATATCCAGTTATCTGCTTCAGGTCAGAAGAAGAAGGGTTCTGATATGCTGGCAGCTGTTGGCATTGATGCTAAATCTTTAATGGACTCCGAAGGTCATTTGATAGCTTTGAATGACATATACCACAAGATGTATGAGGCAACTAAAGACCTAGATACTTTCTCAA